GGCTGATATATCCAAAAACTCATTATAATAACTTTACATTTTTAAAAAATAAAGTTATGATATTCAAGTGTATAAATTATTTTATTTTGGTTTTGAAGGGGCTATTTTTATTATAGGTACTGATTTCTTAAGAGTTTGTGCGCTAATTATTGAGTTTTTATTTGCGGCTCCTTCTTTATAATTAAAAAAATAAAATAATAAAACAACTATTCCACCTATAACTAGTATATATGTATTTTTAAATAATAAATATAATAGTAAAACAATGCTAACTAATTCAATAGTCATATAATATATTTAATTATTTTATTTCTTCGTTTATTCTATCACTTCGTTTATTCTATCACTGGCGATACTACATGCGGTTTCTTATGCTTCTTTCGTTTAGGTCTCTTACTTCTTAATGGCGTAGAATCATCAACCTTTACGTTAAAGGTATCCTCATTTGTCCTGGATATGTGAGCTCGTCTCTCTTCAACCTTTTTCTGTAAACGTTCTTTTGTTTTAACACTCTTCATGTTCTGTTGCATTTTATTTGCCATTCCCTTAAAATCCATTTTACCATTCATTCCCATTTTACTCATCATTTCCTTAATTCCAGGTATATCCTTCATTTTTTCAATAAGTTCGGTTGCCTCTTCTAATAGTTCACTTTCCTTTACATCCCCCTTTTTTATTTTATCCTCTAATTTACTCCCAATGTCCTTGACGAGAGAAAGGATCTTCTGCGGATTCTTCATTACGGACTGCATAAACTCTTCTTGATCGCCAATCGTTTTTGCAGCCTCTTCCGCAATTTCTTTCGCTAAACTTCCGATTTTTCCCCCCATGAGACCATCTAAATGGCCCTTTAATTTATCCGCATCCATAAAAGGAGGTAAGCCAGATGAATCGGCACCAGATGAATCAGGAGCATCTTCATTCACGAAAAAATCCTTCATGCTATCCATAGTCTCCGCAATTTTTTTATGAAGGTCGCTTTCATTGATTGCCTCGAATAGTTTGCTAGTATCGCCAAATTGGTCCTTATCATTCAGTGTGTCTAAAATAGAAAATAAAATAAGCTGAAGATATTTCCAAATCGTTTTTTTAGTTTTATCCGTTAAAGCAGCATCCTTCATTAAAATAGTGAAATCAATATCGGGCAATAAAAAGCAGGGCACCTCAAAAAGTTTTTCATTCTCATATAATAACTCAAAAAATATTTTAGGATAGGATTCACTACAGTGTGCTAGAAATGCTTCTTTATTTACATCAGTAAGTTTATCTTTTAATTCTGGAAAGGTTACCAATAAATCTTTTACAAAATCATCGATAACTTGATTAAATTTATCATTTGACATTTATATTGTTATTTAATATTTTTTTATATCTTTTATTCTTTAAAATATAAAAAACTTAATTCAGTTAAGTGAAGCATAAAACTAACAAATTCATATTTGACAGTTTGGGGCAATGTAGGAAAGGTATTTTTAAAATCACTTATATAAGTTAGCATGACAGTTGGTGCCTCGCCCGATGTATTATCTTTTTCAACGTCATCCTTATAAGACTTATTCAAAAAAAAATCAAAATCTTTATTCATGACTTGTGTATAATAATTTCGTGTAATACGACTATACCAAGTTTTAATAAATAACTTGACATTTGTTTCTTTAATAATTAAATTTTTGTAATAAAAACTATTAAACTTGGCGTCATTAGCCATGTGAGATTTAATAAATAATAAAAAATTTAAATATGATTTATTAAAAGTACTAAATACTTCTTTTTTATTTATTTGATTTTTCTTTACATCATTTTTAAACATTTAAATAATAATGTAACTAAATATTTATATTATTTTCGCGGAACATCTGATTTGCGTTGTTGTTCTATCTGTTCTAAAGTCATATTTAGTTTAGCAGATTTATCATTTTCTAGAGGCGCTTTAATAAAGGGTTGTTCTTCTAAACCAGAATAATTGTACATTTGTCGGGCACCCCCGTTTCCCTTTGCTGTTAAGTCATCAGGCGATGTATCTAAAAAGCTATAATTGTCGCTTGTAACACCAAATCCATTAGCAATATCCATATTAAGAGAGAATGGATTGGGTTCATTTTGAAGCATTGTTCTCTCTTCATTAATATTCTTTGCCTGTGGTTTAATATAATCTATAATTTGATTTCCGCTTAAAATTTCATGATTGGGTTTTAATAATAATACAGGGACGCGATTAATCATAGGTGGCAATGGAAAACTGGAACCATCAGGATTCATAATGTAGGTGACATTATTCTTTACAAATCGACTATCAATAGAGATATAAATGAATTTATCATTCATACCATATTTATTAAGTTCTTCAATAATTTTAGAAGAATGTTTACAATATTTACTAAAATATAATTCATGTTTAGCCATTTATAATTAAATGGTTTATATTTCAAAACCTATTTTAACACAAAAACAAAATTGATTTAATAATTATATATAAATTAATATATAAAATGGACTCAAAGGTTGTTAGTATTGGTTCGGTAGATGGCGAGCTTAATTTCGAGATGGCTGATACTGACCTAAGCATAGTAAATTCATTGAGGCGAGTTATGATTACTCATATCCCAAGTCTTGTGTTTAGAGGGTTTCCTCATAAAAGCAATCTTATTAATATTATTAAAAATAACTCTAAATTTAACAATGAATATTTAAAGCATCGTATTCAGTGTATACCGATTCATTATTCTATTGAAAGCAACTTTGAGGCAATGGTTAATAAATATGATGTCAGGCTAAATGTTGTGAATGATACAAATAACATGAGGTATGTTACTACAAATGATTTTATAATTTATAATAAAATTACAGAGCAACCCATCACAACCGGTGAAATCAAAGTGAAGGACCTATTTCCGCCTGATCCTATCTCAAGACATTACATTCCTATTTGTTGTTTAATGCCAAAAATTTCAGAAGGTGATGAAATTGAAGAATTAAATTTAATAATAAACTTTTCAATCGGAATCCCTAAAGAAGATAATTGTTGGAATATGGTTACTAAATGTTGTTTTGAAAATAAAAGAGATGAGGTAGCAGTTGAAAAATATCTGAAAAAAGACAAGGATGTAGTTGAAAAATACCACAAATATGATCCTGTTGCGATTGATACTTATATGAAATCTACACTCACGGCAGAAGAAGAAACCGATTTTAGAATTTTGGATGCTCAACGGTTTTATGTTGCCAACCACTACATTATGAAAGTAGAGTCAGTTGGGGTTTATCAGAATGAACAAATTGTAAAACGAGGATGCCAATATTTGATCAATCGTTTAAATGAAATGGTTACTTATTTAAAGGATGCCGTAATTGAGGACGGGTTTTATAATCAAACCAATTTCTGCATATACATGGATACAACAACGCTTAACCCAACCTATTGTTTCTATATTCAAAATGATGATTACACTATCGGAAAAATTGTTGAAAAATATTTGTACAACATGTACAGGTCTGACATATATTACGTGTCATTTAAAAAGGAACATCCGCATGATACTCACTGCTTAGTTTCATTCACATATAACACAGAAATTTCAAATGAAGGTGTGATTGACAATTTAAGAAATGTATCAACTGAACTAATACGTATTTATGAATCTATTTCTAGTAAATTTTAGAGATTAAAATATAAATATATTTAAAATGACAACTTTACTTTATGGGTCAGTAATTAAATTAGTTTCAACAGAAGAAATATATAATAATAAATTTTTTTTTGTTGAACGATTGGATGATAATGAATTAGTATTAAACACTCAAACAGATGATAAATTGATTTTACCCGTTGTAAATAATTCATTAGATGAGAGTATAAAGGAAATCATTGTGATCTACAAACCAACCACTAATTTTGCCCAACAAAATCGGTTATATGTAAAACATTGGGTAGAGATTGAACTTGACGATGTTACAGTAAATGGTCAAATAATGGCCATAGACAAATATATTGAGGTTAAATTAAAGGATACTACGATCTATTTGCCAATAGATAGAGGTTTCCCCAAAGGTGTAAAAAAAATTACAAGTATTAAAAAACCATTAAATCTTGAATATAAGAAAATACCCGAAAAGGTGGAAGAAGTAGTAGATGAAATTGAAAATAATGTAATTCTTGGATATATTGAAGAAGAGGTCGATACAGGTGTCCCCCAATACTTTTATTCAATCGAACAACAAACAACTGATTTACTTGAACATTTAATCATGTATATACCCGAAGAGAAGAGAACCCCCTCATCCATAAAAAAATTGTCAAAAACGATTCAAAGATACAAGGAAATACGCTCAAAATATACTGAGTTCAGTGATGGTATTTATATTAATAAATTACCAAAAGACCAAATATTACAATCCGCTATCGATATAAAAAATAAATTATTTTTGCCAATATCAAAAGATATCCAAGTATCTTATTTTACAAGAGACGTAGATGTTCAAGTAACTTATTTTACCGATGATAAAAATTCCGATGAAAGAGATTTTTTTTATAAAAAGAGTCCATTTTGGGAAGAAAAGCCAGTTAAAAAATTAGAAAATGAAAATCTTCCATTTCAAGAAAAAATAAGTGTAATGAATGAGATAACAAATAATCAAATGATTTATAAAAAGGTAAATGATAGAAAAACAAAACATTCGCCAACTGAAGCGGAAGAAGTAATATTATATGATAAAGAAACTATATTAACGAGTAATAAACGGTATATAATTAGAGTGGATGAACCCTATATAATTCATTCATTTATGACACCACCAATAGATTATATAACTTATTTAAAAACAAAACAAAAATCCAGTAATCTCATTGATAAAGCGAATATGATGAAAATGCCATTTTATAGCATGTTTTATAATTCTACACATAATAATATCAAAAATACAAAGGCATCCGACATATTTATATATTCTGATAAATATGTATATTATGAAAATCAAACTGAATTATTCGAAAAATATGCCTATAAAGTAACACCTACATTAGATGGATACATCGAAATGGGGTTTGAGAATAAATTTATCAGCCCTTTTTATAATTTTCACCAGTGTATTAAAAACTTGGAAAATTTAAACATTACTGAATTAACGAATACAGACTTTTTAACCATAAAAACATTTATTAATATTGCTGTAAAACGATATATCAAAAACACGATGAATGCTGATATGCCTGACAAACCGATTGATTTAATTAAACCCAACATAGCATTGACTCACATTATGGAATTGTATCAAAATATAATACCTAAAAGTATTCAGGAGCAGTATTACAGCGGTTCTGAAATATTAAAATTATCGGAAATTGATAATACATTATATTATTGCAAGGATTACATAAAGGCTGCGCCCATCAGTACTATTACGGATGACGAGATTAAAGAAGTCCAAGAGGAATTAATGAGCATGTTGGATATTAAAGACGTGAAGGAAACCATACAGCGCGTATACAAAACAGAGAAAGAAAGAGAAAATGAATCAGTACTTCCGGTAATATTACAAGACGTAGACAGGATTAATGGATTACAACATATAAATAATAGATTAATTCAAGATAAGTTTAAACCTGTAACCCCTGAAAAATTAAAGATAATGGTAGATGAAATTATTAAAAATAATATGAAACCGTTACCCAAAATGAATCTTGAAATGGCAAATAAAATTATATTATATATTAAT